TAGTTCACTCTGGCGTGGGTCATTACGAGGGCAAGGGACCATGCAACTTCGACTCTAGGTTCGGAGGGACATCCCAAGGTGACGGAGATTGTCCTTGCCCTAAGTTTAGGAAGGCCGTGAACAAGTGAGAGTAATCGGTAGCATCGAAACCAAAATTGGAGGCAAGAAGCGTGAGCGTTCTGTTCTCCTTGGCGTCGAGCAGACCCTACAAGCCGCCGTAAAGCGCGGCGTCGAGCACCTTCGTACAATGACCAAGAAGGGCATGGGGGCCGGATTCCGTGTCGTGGACAAGGAGTCGGGGGAGATTCTGGCGGACTATAGAATTGCACCCCCGGAGCCAGTGGTCATCCAAGCGGATGAAATTGACTTCATCGAGTCAGCGCACAACTAGGCCGCTATATGCGGCCTGTAGGACAGGACAGCGCGGCCCATTAGCGCCAGCACGGAGTCTAACCCCCAACGTCGATGGGCGAGGGGGCAGCCCGACGTGCAGCCTGTCCTACAGGGCGCATATAATCGAAAGGAGTTACGGTGATTCTAGCCATTGACTTCGATGGCGTAATCCACGACTACAAGCATCCGGTCCTAGGTAGGACGATGGGAATGCCCCTAGAAGGCGCTAGGACGGCGCTGGAGGCGTTTAAAGCGGCGGGACATACAATTGTAGTGTTCACAGTCAGAGACGGGGAACCATACGTCCACGACTGGATGCACTACTACGGAATCCCCTACGATTCCATTACAAGAATCAAGGGGGACTTTGACCTAATCATTGACGATAGAGCGGTCAACTTTACGAGTTGGGAGGACTTTAATGCAATCTGACATCCCAATTGACCGAGCCACCCTCGGAGGGAAGAGCGATGGATAACGGGGTCGGGCGGTGGGATGACAAATACGGTCACGCTCATTGTGAGTGTGGACTCGGGAAGCACGACTGCTGTGACGAGCCTCCCGGCGATCACATAAGGCAGGGCGTCGAGCAGCAGCAGGCGCTTGTAGCGCGCCTACAGGAAGCAGAGGCAGAGAAGCAAGCCATGCCTGCTCATCTCGCGCAGAGGTCATCCGACTGGCTCTCAAGCAATGAGAAGCAGCCAGCCGAAGTGCGATGGGGTCGCTTCCCCCTCGGGATGGTCCAACGCTGGGTCGAACGTGCCGAAATAGCCGAGGCCCGCCTACAGGAAGCAGAGAAGGTAGTGGAGGCAGCGCGGATCTACAGCCACCAGCACACGGTGATGCAAAGCCTCGACCTCGAAGATGCCGTTCGCGCCTACGACTCCACCCTCGGAGGGAAGACCGAGCAATGAAAGAGATCAACGTCAAGATCGACGCGCACGATGCGATTGCTATGCGAAGGGGGAAGTGAAGTGAGAGAAGAAAAGAGGGCGGTTCTGCGACGCACGTACTTCCCGACCACCGAGGCTTATGTGTCGGTGCTCACGCGCGACCTTGCGGAATTGCTCGATACGGACGGTTCATCGGAACGGCCGATAGGTCGAATCGACCCGAAGCCCTGTGTGCTTTGTGGTGGTCGAGGTAAGTACTGGGTCCCCGGTGATTTCTACGAGCATGGGTACTGGGAGTTGTGTCAGGGATCTAAAGACCGCCCCCACTTCCCTTATTTGCTGAAGACCCACGGAGGGAAGAAATAGATGGACCGCAGAGGATTTCTCGTTCGGGCCGCAGCGATAGCCACGGCTGCTGCCCTGCCGTTCCAACGCGTGGCCCAAACAGTTCCCCCGATGGCGGCAAGGGCATCCGACGCTGCGCGGACCCTCGGTTTTAGCGTGACCGAGGCCCCCGTTGGTGGGCCAGCAGTCATGAATATCTGGCGTCAGTTGACCGAAGAGACCAGCGTGATGGTCGGCTGGATTTACCGCGACGGGTCAACAGTCTGGGCAGGCACGATGTTTGAGGCGCTGCGATGACCCTCGGAGATCGGTGTGAATGCCGGGGGGAGTGCGGGACTGAGCACGGCTGGGGATCGGATGGTTGGTGCCCGCAGGTGGCAGGTGAGCCAGTTCGCGGACGAAGCCCGATGGTTGATGGTCGCCGCGTCGAATTTGTCGTGCTCGCGGACGCTATCTGCGACCTCTGCTATTTCCGCCGTGAGGCAAAGCGCAAGCGGATGGACAAGGCGTATGCGGACATCGCGGGCGACCCACGTCAAGGAAGGTTGTTGGAGCCGTGAGTGACCTCATGAGACTCTCTGATCGACTGGCGGAGTTTGCGGACTACTGGGACAACCTCACCCGTGAGGAACAGGAGAATGAACGTGACTGACTTGCTTCGAGAGGCGCTTGTTGAGGCTCAGTGGAGGCTCATTTCATGGATTCCTCGCGGGCAGAACCCCAACCCTGAAGTGCGGGCGCTGCTCGAAAAGATAGCTGCTGCTCTCGACTCCACCCTCGGGGGGAAGAAATGATAGTAGAACGGATGGGCGACTATTGGCGCCTACTCCACACAGTTGTAACGACAGCGGTACTCCCCGCCGTTCAGGCTACAATTTTCGTCGTAGCCTCTTGGTACGGACCGGGGTTCTACGGCAATCACACCGCATGTGGACAGATGTACACCCCCGAGTCGGTAGGGGTTGCTCACAAAAGTCTGCCTTGTGGAACATTGGTAACAATTGACCACAATGGTAATCAGGTGACGGTCCCAGTAATCGACAGAGGACCATACATTGTAGGCCGGACATTCGACCTGTCGCCTAGAGTGAAGGCGATGCTTGGATGCACGGACCTGTGCACGATTGGATGGAAACAGTGAGTATCGCACCGTGGGGTCCATTCGGACCAATCTACAACATCAAAGGCGACTTCGGTGGGATGACAGACAGGCCGCAGAAGCCTAAGAAGAAGGGTAAGAAACGTGAAAACGCTAGCAAAAAGCGAACGCCTCGCCCCTCCGGCTGACCCCTCGGGGGACCGGATGAGCGAGGCGATTGCTCGTCGTCACGGTGTTGACGAAGAGCACTATCAGGAGCACCTGAACAAGTTGGAGCGGCAGTTAAACGAACGCCGCATCGGTCCGGGGAAGTACGAGAAACTTCCGTTTCCTGCGGGCTTTAAGCCGGGTCAACGCAAGCGCAACCGTTACCTGCGCCCCGGTTCGTCGCCCTAAGTCGGATACGGGCGAGGTAGTCCTCGTAACCGGGGGTTACTTCGCCCATGTCCCTAGCGACCGTCGAGAACAGGGCCAACAGCACCCCCGTCGCCGCTCCCAGAAAGAGGAACGTCATTGTGTTTTGGCTCCTTTTCGCTCTCTGTGTCTAGCAGCATGGTGCTCACGGCAGAGACTCTCCAAGTTCCACTCCGCGTCGGGACCACCGTGAGAACGGTACGTCCTGTGGTGAATGTCCGTAGCCACGCAACCACAGAGGACTCCACTTCTGAGAGCGTACTCGCAATAAGGGTGTGCGTTACCGTATAAAAGGATGACCCTGCGGCTGACTTCACGGCTTGTCACGTTTATGCCAATTCACATGCAGTACTTTCTGACCTAGTACAAACAGGTCTTTCTTCATATTGCACTCCACAGACGAAACCTCCCCGGTTTCGGCGTCCTTCGTCATGAGGGATGCGGTGCAAGTTGTGACTCTCAGTCCTTGAGAGTTAAATCCCACTAATTGCATTAAACTGGCGCAATTTGGGCATCTTTCCGTGTATTTCACGGTCTTACCTCAACTACAGTTCTTCCAACCCATTTTCCAAACGCGGAAGCAGTATCTCTAAGTAGCCACCCGCGAATACGATGCCGAACTCGCCAATCTCCCCGCCAGTCGTGGTACTCCACATGCGACGAGAACAGGTGCCAGTGCGGGTCGTCGTACTTGTGGTAAACATAGTTGGGGTCCTGTTTACGGTCGCTCAAGGTCCCAGCCTGCTTTCTCAAACGGTCCCATCACTTTAAAGTCGCGTCCCGGTACAAACTCGGGGTCGCCCTCCGTCAACGGACGAATCACCGTCAGCCAGTATACGCTGTACGGATTCCCCTGAACAACTCGCGCTAATCTAACTATCGCCTTGGGCTCTTTTAGTTCCAAGTATCGGTAGTCTTCCCCGATTACGGGTATGACGTTGTTCATGCTACCCCCTTGTCATATGCTTTGCTAGGAAGCATATGTTCGTACATGATGTGCTCGTCAATCGTGTACGGCTGGCTCCGCTCAAACCGATTAAGGTATGAGTCGGAGCGCCAGCCGCATGTCTTGCAGATTACAACGCTCTGAGGTATCTCATTACCGACTGTGTGTTTCTTTCGTACCAACCCAGTTGCGTGTTGCACTGTAGGCACAGCCACCCTCGTATCTCTCCTGTTCCGTGGTCGTGGTCAATGTTCATGCGAACGTCCGACCTCCCGCAGATATCACATGGCATCCCAAATCGGGCGGCATAGAAACTCTCTGCCTTATCTGGGTCCATCCCATGCTTGCGCCAACTCTCTCTACGGTAACATAGTCTGCCCTGTTCTGTCCTATACCACCACCGTTTATAGGCGGCGTTATCCGAACGGGCTGGCCTAATCGAGCGGTCTATTGTCCCACGCCCCACAACTAGGATTTTGACACTGAACGCGCTGTTTGTTGTTTTTTAGAGCCGTTACTGAGATGCCCCTCTTCTGTAGTCTGCTCTCGCCGCAGAAGCGGCAGGGTAGCAGTCCGTTGACTCTCGGGTGAGAGCGAACGTATGGGCGCAACTTAAGGTACACGTCCCGCAGCACGTCGATGTCCGCGATGTTGTGAATCTCAATCTCTCGTAGTGCTCTTAGGTTCCCCGCCATTGCAGACTTCCAGAGTCTACCTTCCACGGGGGACTTTTCATGAGAGACTTGCGAGAAGTACGCTACGTTCTGCATGGACTTACGCGACAGGCTGAAATTGCTCTTAGCCGTCCAGTAGATGTCCACATGCGGTAGATTAGGGAGGGGGTCAAACCCGTACTCCAGCATCTTACTGTTAAGGAACGGGATGTCGTATCCCTTGCCGTAGTAGGATAGCAGAACATCAAGTCCCATTATGTGCTTACGCACGTCTCTGACCAACTGCTTCTCGTATTGCAACGGGTTGCCGTCACCGTACTGGCGCAGGCTGAACAGGGTTACTTTCTTCTCCCCCACGTTCCCGAAGGAGCACGTTAGGAGGAAGGCGAAGTCCGCCTTAAGCCCTGTGGCCTCAATGTCGAAGGCGGTTACTTTTGCTGTCATTGTTTTAAGGGTACCTCATGTCTGCGAATTTGCCGTTCGTCTGAGTCGTCTATGATACCGTACTTCGCACAGTACTGGTGCCAAGTTAGACCCTCTTTCTTGGCGGCTTGTCTTAGGAAAGACTCGGCGTCCCGAACATCGGTGTCTTCGTTCGTAAGTCTACCCACGAATACCACCCTACCCCCTCTTGCCATATGGCTAGGGACTTGTGGGTGCAATCAGGGCACCGAAGGTCGATTAACTTCTGTACGTCCGCGTCGTACTTCCCTAGGCGCTTCTTGAACTTCTTAACCTGCACTAGATAGATTCGACTGGGCGCAATGCCAACTACGTCGAATTCAGAGTGCGACCCCGCTGTTCTCACAGCGGTAATCCCCTTACTACGCAGCATGGCTACTGCCTTGTATTCTATAGCCCTACCCGCCGTATAGTTCGTTGACATTAGCGATAACCAATCCGGTCTGCAAACCCAAATTTGATGCACTCGTCTGCGTTGAGCCACCACTCGGCCAACTTGGCCTTTCTCCCAATCTCGGCAGCAGTCATCGTGCTACGCTCGGCAAGAATGCTCATCATGTTCTTACCAAGACGCTTATGGAATGCGCTCTGCTCTTCCATATCACGCATCTTGCCTTTGAGTGCGCCTGACCCCTCATGGATAAGGAACCAAGAGTTCGGTCCGACTACACGCTCCGACCCGGCTTGCAGCAGTACCGCTGCCATTGACGCGGCTTGTCCTAGAGCCACTGTGATGATGGGAGTCCCTTCATCCTGAATTGCTCGCAGAGCGTCGAATAGAGTGAGTCCAAATATGGCCTCGCCTCCGGGGGAAGTAAACCGAACTGTAATCGGCTTTCCCTGTTCCATTCGATGCCACCTGCTAACCACATCAATCGCCTGTTCGACGGTTTCGTGGAGGATGGGCGCAGAGAATCCCAGAGTCCTGTTTCGGAAGTTGGCCGCTGCATTGAACTGGTCCTCAATCTGAGCGTCGCGCAACTCAATCTCAGCCTTCGTGGCTGCCGATTGTGCTGCCCGCGTCATTATCTTGGCCGTCTCCAACTCCTGCTCACGCAGTTTCGTTGTGGCCTTGATAAGGGATACTTCGTCCTTAGTAGGTTCCCTATCCGGCAATACTAGGGTCATTCGGCACCTCCGCAACTGTGGCCTCTACCGTAGTAGGAGCCCGCTGAATCTTCACGACGCCCTTGTCCAAATCGAATCCCCGAAACTCGTCGGGAACGATGCCAAGAGTGACGATAATCTGTCGTAGTGCCGTCTGCACATCGCGCTCCGCTTCCTGCGCTTCCGCCCCTTTGCTAGCGGTCATAGCGACCATCTTCGCAAGAGAGATGCCCATAGAAGCGGACTCTTCGGCAACCTTGTCGGCGTTCTCCATCGCTGTCTTGGCGACAGACAACTGACCTACGTCAATCGGAACATGCTCTTCCAGCACAGGTACTTCTCCGGGGACTACCCCGGCCTGTGCCTTCTCAAGAACCTCTGAAACTTTGTCTGGACTTACTGCCACGTTATTTCTCCTGTGAACTTCTCGTCATACCACGCCCGTACGTCTGCGGCTCCTTGCCTCTGTTGTTCCGAGGAAACCCTATCCAACGTCGGAGAGTATCCCAAGGCAGCCAAGAGGCTATCCCTAAGGGGACTGGTCGGAGCGCCAGCGATTGCTCGTACAACATTAGCCGGGGCCTCCACTACTCAGCCCTCTTCGGGTTGAGCCAGATGCGCTTGTCGCATGTCTGACACACGTACGAAGAACTGTAGGAGTTACCCTTCTTGGAGACACGTCCGTGCACGTCAGTGCCGGGGACGTATTCCATCGTGCCGGGGCAGCCGTTCGGACATTCCTTATCGACCCCACCGGGGAACATGTCAGAAGCAGCCTCTTCCATCTGCTTCTCTACCGGGGCCTTACGGCGCGCACCCGTTGCCTCTTTGACTGGCGCAGCGAACTTCGCTCCACCGAACGAGGAATCTGGAGAGCCGCCGTCGTTGATGATGCGGACCTTCGCACTCTCCAAGAGGCCCATGAACGGAGTTAGGACTCCGGTGTCGGACTCTTGGGTAATCTTCAAGTGATGTTTGATGCCTTCCTTGGACTGGTAGAAGATGTTACCCTCAAAGAGGGTCTGACCCCCGACTTTTCCCTTTGGCTCGTCCGGGGTGGAATCTTCGAACGGGACTTCGCTTGTTTTCCTAGGCGCCACTAAATCTCTCTCCCTTTAACATGCCTAATGAGGCAATGATTTGCGTATTGCAGCCTTTAACGGCTGCCTCTAGGTAATCTTCGTAGAACTGCAACTTGGTCTTTTCTCCGTTAGAACGTCTGCGCTTCTCGTCTTTTACTAGAGCATACCAGTACGAGAGAATCTGGTAGGCTTCTACGAGGAACGGTATCTGCGTCTGCGCTTCGCCCAGTCGGGTGTGCGTTAGGCGGAATGCGTTGAGCAACCGCGTGGAGTCGTCCTCGTCGTAACACAACTCAGCGCAGATTTCAACTTCAACGTCGGCTAGGGCCAATTATCGTCTCGCATGGACGGATAGTCAGTTAAGAGGACAAGTGACCCGACTACGAGTATGATGATGCCTACCGCGATTAGATACTCCACTATTATACCACACTCCTTTCAAATCGACTCTCGTCCTTAATCATGCTCAGGCTGAACCTTCCGGTGTCCCCGTGACGATTCTTAAGGATTGAGACGTGCGTGACGGAGACTCGTCCGTCGTCCACCCCTTCGTTGTCTCTCCATAGAGCAAATATCTGGTCGGAGTCGTTCTCAATACCCCCGGATTCCCGCAAGTCGGACATACGGGGTTCGCCCCCGCGAATCTCAGCGGCGCGTGATAGTTGTGAAAGCATGAGCACAGGAACACCCAAGTCTCTAGCAAGATGCTTGAAGGCTCGTACCGAGGCGCTGACTTCCTGCTCACGCGAATCGGCTTGCGGCGGCGTAACAAGTTGTACATAGTCCACCACCACAAGGCCGACGCCGCGTTCGTGATTGAGTTTCCTAGTGCGAGCCGAGATTTCGTAGGGGGTAAGGCCGCTTGAGTCGTCAATGTACAGGGGCCACCTTTCCATTTCTACGAGGGCTTTGGCTACGCTCTCAACCTCTCGGAAGTCGAGTTCGTGGCGTCTAAACTTCGCCTTAGGGATTCTGGAGGTTCGCATAATAAGACGTTCCACGATTTCGTCCCGTCCCATTTCCAAAGAGAAAGCGGCGACTCCCAGCCCGGCAGCAGCCACGTTGGACGCAATGTCGAAAGCGAGTGTCGTTTTGCCCACACCCGGACGCGCTGCCAACGTGATGAGCCTTCCGGCTCCCAAATCTCCAAGATATGCGTCCAGAGGAACAAACCCCGACTTTGTGGTTCGGGATTCACCCGATAGAGACTCCCCTTCGCCTGAAAGTAGATGTTGTAGTCCAGACGCCGATTCAGGACGTAGGCTTTGCAGAGCGGTTTCCAGACCATCTAAGACCTCCATCGGTTCGGAACGGTAGGCGGCGCTTTTTGTCTCTTCCCCAAGCCGTACAAGTTCTCTAGATAGCCACTTGGACTGAACGATTCGTGCCTGTTCTTCCAGACTCGTAGTATCTCCCCGGTACTTTGCGAAGTCAGAAATAATGGATAGGGCTTCGGGGACGCCCACATCACGAAGAGCCTCCGCAACAACCACCGCATCCGGCTTACCGCCTCCTTCCCAAACGGAGCGTGCCGCGTCGAAGGCGGACCTGTTCATCCGTTCGGAAAAATGGTCGCTCTTGAGGAAGTCTATCCTCATTAGCGCGTCCCCCGCTGTTGCCAGCACTTCCGCTATCACGGCTCTCTCCGCGTCCGGGGCTGTAGGAAGGTCTGAATCGAATACTGGACCTTGCGATTTGCTCAATCTCTCTCTCCGGTAGCGGTGGGTCGCACCGCGTTAGGTTCGTTGCTAGCAGCGCATCCAAGACGGCATCCGCAGGTGCTCCGTATCGTCGCATAGCCCCTGCCAGTCTGGTGAGTGCCTCATTACGTGTTCCTGAGGGGAACATGTCGTCGTCGGCCACCGCATCGAACTGCCGTCTGGATTGCTGGCACAGATATGCAGGAGCGGGAGCAATGTCCCGAGTGAGCGCCCATCGGTACGGATTACCGCTCGGGTGCCTTGATGGTGGAAGAACAACGTACCCTCCGTCACCGCGAATGTCTATCCCGTCGTACCCGTTGAAGCGGGTGGTGTTGCGGACATCAAATCCGGGGTGCTGGAAGAAGTAGTGCATCCCACCGCCACCCGTGAAAGACGTAAGCGTGTCAGGAAGCAGCCCTAGGTCAGCCTGCATCGTGTTAAGGGACATGATGCCGCCGTGGCCCTTGTCGATGTCCAACACTATTATACCACTGACCGCACCAGTGGCTACGCCGATGCCTAGGTCGCCTTCGGTCCACCGTTCCTTGATTACGAACGGGTCATCCGTGGCGTCTAGGAATCCGTTTGACCCCGGAAGCGGGGTCTTGCCGCGCACGGGGAAGATGTGCCATCCCCGCGAGGCGTACCCTACCGCCGCAGAGAGCACTTCGGACATATAGTCGGCTCGTTCATACTGTGTCCCTTCGGGCATGTCCATCCGTCTCCCTGCGTGTAGAATAGGCTCCCGTCCGGCCACCTATACGGTTCGCCTAACTTCTTTTGTGTCGGAATGTTCAAGATGCTCCTTCGATGGAACGGTCGGCTCGATGTAACTATCAACTGCCCGATGGAGAACCTCAATCAGTGCCTCCGTCTGCTTCTTCGTCAGGGCCAAATGGGTAAAGCCCGAGGTAATCTCGATTAGGCCCGGAGTTAGGCGTACCGTCCAAGCCGGACCGATATACTCGATGGACTTGCTCAAGGGTCGGTGCGGCAAAGGCGCTCGCTCTCCATCGTTGGCAGATTTGAATGTCCTCATGTCTGTATCCTTGGTATCCTGTCTGGATATAATTCGTCTTTGCCCCACGCCATACACCCCCACCACAGACGCTACACATTAGGTATCGTCCTTGTTTCAATTCGTCCACCTAGGCGCCAGATTTTTCCTCAGTACGTCTAGCAATTCGTCCTTGTTGTCGAAGACACCCGAAGCAAGACCGTACATAACGTCCCATCGGTCGTAGTCTTGGTCGAGCAGAACGTACCCTCTCTTACCCTGTCCCACGATGTAGCCCAACTCCAAGTGACCGGAGCGGCCCGCTGGCAGGGCTAGGATGGCAACCGACGCTCGGTTAAGGTGCTGTAGGTCAAAGTGTAACACATGTTGAGCCGCAAGTCCAACGAGAGCCTCAGAGTAGGTATGGCCCCGCTCTTTCTCGTACCTGCGCCACTCGTCGTCCGCTATTGGGCCAGCAGCGTGCCAGTCATCGAATACGTCGTATCCAACGGCCCTAACCGACGCTCCCAACTCTGTGATGGAAGGGTTGCGAAGCGAACCGATGATGTAGACAGTAGGCTTAGGAACGGTCTGCATATTTCTCGTACACCATTTCCGCTGTCTCCGCATACCCCGCGATATCTACGCGGTTGTCCCGTTTGGGGATATGTGTCTCTCTGGACAACTTGACCGCTATCATCGCAAGCGGTACGTCGTGCGGCTCGAAGGGGCTTCCGTCGGCTTTGCCGCCAAAAAGCACGTTCCAAATATTAGCCGTTCGCTGAAAGTCCTCAATCGGATGCCCATAGTTATGTCCTCTGTCACCGTGGACAAGACGATGCGCTTCAAGAAGGGCACTTTCACGGTAAAGAACCTCACCGTCGTAGGTCGAGTCCCAGATTGGGATGCCCAACTCTCTTGCAATAGCGACCTCAAGACGAGCGCCAGCGGAGCCTTGCCATCCGGGCAGAACTGCCACCGCGTCCGCATCAAGAACGAATTGAATATCAGCGCGCATGTAATCCCTACGGGGCCTACCTGTGTCACCAGAGAAGTTCTCGGACGGGTCGAGGACATCATACCCTTTCTCTCGGTACCTCTTGGCGGCGTCTTTGAACGAGGGGTAGTTGAACTCCGGTATCCCCGTCATTGGGCCGCTTAAGTACACTGTAGTCATTCTCTCCACACCTTGCACACGTTTTATTTGCTGGGTGAATCGCTACCCCCCAAAAGTGGGGGCTTCTCAATCGGTGCTCTATCGGCGCAACACTGTCCTTTTCCGGTGTAACCACAGTAGCGCGTTCTCCAATCCGTGTCAGGTAGCGCATCTGGTAGAGCGCCAGTAGCCTTGTACGCTTGGTACAACTCTTCAAGATGGGTAAACTCGCTCTCGATGCTCTGGTCAATCTTGGGGGTTCTGTTGATGACAAACTCTTCCATCAGAGCGTCGTCTTTAGACCAGTATATCAGACGGCCCCGCGAAGGTAACTGCCCAAGTCCCCCGGCTTCGTTGGGACTCTTCCCGCAGAAATCGCAGCCGTAGTCCATTTCTAGTTGGTCTTTCGTGGAGTGGGGCAGTGGACAGAACACAGGCCATCGCAGATAGCATCCAACTTGAAGGACATGTGCCCGCTCAGGTAGGTTTCCATACTTGAACTTGTTGGAGTTGACGGACTTGAACTCGATGGCTTCGTACCCGGAAGTTCCCCGAATGAGCATGTCCAAGCGACCCGAAACTTTAAGGCGCTCATCTCTGAATGGAACTTCAACACCCACCACGTCCAGAGTGGTTCGGTAGAGAGTTTGTAGGGCGTCATGGATTCGATTCCCCATCCAGAACACGCGGAGGGTTCGGGCGTCCAGTTCCTCTTTGGCAACTCCGCCGTGCTCAAGTACCGCTTGTCGATAGCACTTGCCCAGTTGAGAGGGGTACCAATATCCGCTCTGTTCATGCACTTCCTCGTCTGCGCGTAGTTTGTCAGAGAGCGCCCTTGTTAGTGTCATCCGCTCCAATCAGAGGCGGTAATCGTGCATACGTCACCGTCCACGGCCGCCTCTCCCTCACCCTCTATGTACCAGTTAGCGCAGGGGGTGTGCCCCTCTTTGCGAGTCTCCGTTGGCACCCATATAAACACTTCCTGCAACTGAATCGGGGGTCCCCCGTCAATGTGCAGCGCCCACGGGGTCTTGAACGGGTCTGCCGTCCAGACGTGTAGTATAAACCTAGCCAAGAAATTCCTCCGAAACAATCCACTCCGCGAGGAGACTCTTTTCTTTGAAGTCTACGGGAAGGTCCTGAATGAACTCCAAGGCTGCCAGTCGCGTACATCCATCACAGTCATCCGGCGTCCTGTGCCATTTGTACCCGTGGCGCCTAAGGAATTGCCGTAAGGCGATGCCCGCGTCATCCACTCAGAACCTCCCGCTTCCAGAACGCACATAGAACGCATGTTTGGTCTGTACGGTGGGCATATATTGTAGTATACCCATGTAGGTGTGTTATAATAGAGGTACCATATGAGTCAATAGACAGTTTCGTTATCATCTTACTCATTGATAGATAGGGTAACACATCTTGGTCGGTTTGTCAATAGGCAAAGTGAAGCCCCCGGCAAGTGGGAGAGACACCTACCGGGGGCTGTCCTCTGTTTAGGAGGCTACGGGTTCTTGGCCGCGTCCACTACGGGCACGGGGTTAGTAGCAGGGGTCGCAGCCGGGGCCGTAACCGCCTGCTGTTCACGTCCATCCTTGCCTGCCTCGGCAAAACCAAAGGCGACGAGGGCGGTTAGAGCGGCTAGGGTAGCGGTGTGGGCGTCCAGTGCTCCCGAGAAGTAACCGGAAAGGTCAGCGACTATTGCGCCCCCCAACGCGGCTTCGGGAGTATTCTTTTCGAAGAACTCCTTGAACTCGGTCAGTACATTAAACATACTTATCTCTCCTAACTTGCGAGTCTCGCTGCTGCTTCTTTGAGCGCTTCTGCTACGGCTTCCTTGCCACGCTGTTGTATCTCTGCCTCTAAACCGGGACCTATCAGTCTAGTATACTTTTCCTTGAACTCCGTGTCGTCCACAGTTTCCCCTCCCGAGGTAGTTATCGCTTGTAGAATCTTAACTACGGCGTCTCCGTAGCCCAATCCCGGCGCCCATTTGATGCGACCTTGGCTGTCGTTCCCGCCGAGAACTCTGATGTCATTCGGCAGGTTGTGGTGAGCCCCGAAGTGGCGGGGGTCCTTCTCACAGAACCCAAGTACTGGGTGAGTAGGACCAAAGTACCAGAGTAGATGACCTAAGTGCGCCCTGACCCCTTCTTCCTTGGTTGTAAATCTGTTACCAATGTCGGGTGCGCCAGTAACGCCGATACCAGCAGGGTTGTTCCACTCTGGCTTGGCAGTACCCGCAAATGCGAAGTTTCCCGTCTCATGGAGCGCCTGCGCGTATGCGACTGCGCCGTCCACTCCGGCCTGCGGTGCTAAGGTTCGGTATAGAGTTGACCAGTCCGTCTCGGACGCCGTAAACGCCCTCGTAGCGCCTAGTACGGGCACGGTAGCAGCGGGTGCAGGAGCAACCCCGCCGAAGTCTAGTAACGCGGACACCCACACTCCCGCGATGGCGTCAATGTTATCCCGCAACCACGCCTTGTCTGCGCCCCAACCGACTCCGTGTTCAACAAGAACGCCGGGTGTCTTGGCGCTGGTAAGGCGAAACCCGTAGTAGTCCGTTACATTAGGATTAGACCATTCGAAATGCTCTGGGGGCACTCCCTGTAACGCAGAATATCGCGTCCAAAAAGCGGTCCCAAGTTTATCATCCAGAGCGGCAGTAAGGCTGGCAGCGGCGCGCCCCCAAAATCGTCCCCCAGTGCCGTGTAAGTCGGCCTCATAATGAGGGGCAACGAAGGCATCATAATCGGAATGGAATGCTGGATGGTCTTGGAGGTCCCCGTCAACTCTAACAACTTCTACACCTTTGCTCTTGAGATTCGTTTCAATTCTGTCGTTTAGGGCCATTACCCAGTCTGCTTCGCCCGGGGCACCTGACCACCCGTTAGCACGGCCAGTTTGTACATGGCTGTTATGAAGTAGAACTCTCACTATTCCTCTATCACCTTGGCCTTCACCTTACGCTCAGTTGTCCTGTCCGCGCTTTTTAGTTTGATAGCCGTTTCCACGTTATCATCATGTAGACGGTCCACTCTCTCCGAAACCGTGGAAAGAGTAACTGCCACGTCTCGTAACACATCCGTTTGGTGGGACTGGATAGCATCCGAGTCCTTATGAATCCCGCGCATCTCGCGCACGACGTATATCAATCCTAGGATTGCAGCGACACCCACTGAAAGGTTCGCCCAGTCAACTCCCACTTAGTTCGTTCCAATCGTCTTGATTTGTGCGCTGTCTACGGCCACCGAAGTAACCCTAGGCTGTAGTGTCGCGTCCGCTCCCCTAGAAAGGACAAGGTGCAGTTGAATCTGTCGGGAGTTCAGTTTGTACTGAGCAAGCGTCGGTGCGTCATCAGGGAAGGGTATCTTCTTCGCTCCCGATGCGGTCGCCACAGTTCCCCCAAGCCACGAACCTGTTAACGTACCTACACGGTAGTACAGGGTGCAGGATTCGGTTGGCGTTGCGGACTCCATGAGTAACTCGGTGAACCGCCACGTCTTAATGTGGTCGGGAGCCTTAAGGTCGTAGATACTTGAGTCAAGGTACCCCTGAATGGCATAATTGGTCTTGCTACGCTTCCAGATACCCGTTGGTGTAGAGATGATAACCTCACCGTTTATCATGGCTGCGGAGTACACCTTCCCAGCGACGTTACCGGGGGCTGTGTCAATCGCTGCCTCGGGGCTAACATTCTCTAGCCCTTGGTTATCCACGTTGTACCAGTAAACTCCGGGGATTCCTACAGTCCCAGAGAAGTTAGGCGCACGCATAGGAGCGCCAACCCACAGGTTCTCTCCATCGGCTACCAAGGCCCTGATGCCAAAATCTTGAGAAGCCACCACTCCACGGATTCCGTCTCCGATGGTCTGTACGATGCGGGGCATCTGACCACGCTCTTTACGCCATAGAGGACCGTTGCCCGTAGTAGCGCTACCTCCGCCGATGCCCTTCTTGCTACCGATGTAAGCCGCTCCCGCATACTGCACCACCCTGTAGAAGAACGTGTCTTTTTCGGTCATCCACGTCACCACCGACGCCGTTGTAGCCGCGCCCTCCGGGGTAAAGTATTCGTGCATACTAGAACCCTTGGAGTCGCTGGTGACGATAAGTACAGCACCAGTAGAGCCGTCTAGGAGGTCACACGTAGCCTCGTCTGGGTCGGAAGCAGCGGGCCACACCTTAGTCCACGTAGTCCCGTCAGGGGAGTTGTAGAGTCCCTTGCCATGCACCCACGCTAGAATCTTGTCGTCAGGACCGACGCCTACCATGTCCACGTTGGTACCGCCTACCGGGGCAGTGAAGGTCGTCCATGCCTCTGCCGCTGACAGTACGAAAGGGGTAGCAGCGTTGGCAGCGACTACAAGTTGGTTCCTCCACACGGTCCCGCCCCTGATAGCGAGGGTCGGACCAGAGGCCATAGAAACCGGAGTCCAAGTTACCCCGTCACTGGACTTCGCCATTCCGGGGGTCGTCACACTATCCAAAGAGTACTGAAAACCATTAAACTCAACGAAGAATGCCTGTGTGTCAGTCGTTGACCTGACCTGTTCAAACAGACGGGCTAGTTGTATCTCTCCCTCTGTGACTGAGGACGTGTTGAAGCCGTCCCAATAGCGAGGTTCGCTAGGTGTACTGTTGTTCTGGAAGTACAGACGGTTGTAACCCCCATTCCAGTCGGACTGGCGGACAGTGTATTTGTAATCGCCTGACTCACGTACCGGGATTTGGATGGTCAACTAATTAACACCAGATGGCAGAGAGATGGACTGACGAACTGACTCTAGGCGGGTGTCGAACTCATGTTGCGCGGCGTTTCGTCCGCTCTGCAACGCCTGATAACTTACGTCAGATACCTTGTCGGCGGTTAGGAAGTACTTGAAGTTCTCTCGCTCTTGCAGTCTCCTGTCAAGATACTTTAGACGAATTCCCCAGTAGATGAGCATGAAGATTTCTTGGTCGGCGTCTGCGAGGTTTCTGAGGTATCCGATTCCGTATACGTTGTACGTGTACGAGGTCTTGGGGTAGAGTAGTCGTAAGTACCGCCCGTACTGTTCCCACGCGGGAGTTGACGTAACTCGTCCACCGGAAGAGTCCACCATCTCAACGCGAGTTACCTTGCGAATGTCCGCGTTAATCGGATGGTCTACGTCAGTAAAACCGGAGGGCACGACAGACTGTGGCGGGTAGACAAACCGACCGATATACTTAAGAGATAAGTCAGTTAGTGTCTCGTCGCGCCACCTATCCCAGTCGGTGTCGAATATGTCTGTGTCTGGTATGTCGGCCTTCACCCACTGCCGAATGATTGAGTCACCCGCTTGGATAGCGGTGGAGTAATCAGATAAGATAGTCAGTCCGGTATTCGCGTAGCGGTAACGATACCAGTCTGTGGATGTGCCCCCGGTGTCTGTAAACGAGATAAACTCGTTGTACGGGTCGTTAGACAGGCTAGCGACTTTGGCGTACGCACCCGGAGTACCACCAGAGTCGGGGGCTCTTTCTATAAGGGTGAGTTGGTAGGTGGTTATACCGTCGGCGGGAGTAGCCGCCGTTATGATTGTCTGCGCCATCTACTTGCCCCTCGTCAGCTTGAAATAGTCGGCATTGTGCTCGCGGTTCTTGGCCCGCCATCCGCGCATGTAGAGCGTTCGGGGAGCGGGATTCTCGATGAGTTGCTTCATCTAACGCCCTCTCGTGGCGGTGATGGTAAACTGTGTGTTGATCCATGTCGCGCCGTAGAGGGTTGCTGTCCCTGCAGTCGTTGCCCATAGGAGAGCGATACGGTGCTTGCCTGCCGCAAGTCTCAGCGCAGAGGCAGCCCTTGTCGCCCGCGCTACAAGCGGTGTCACGGCGGCGGCAACCATTGGCGACTGCTGGACAACGGTGAACGCAACACCATCGACGCTGATCTGAAGAACATTCCGATTAGCGCCACTGTTCGCCCAAGACCCCAGCACGTTCACCTCGACACTGGCGTCCCACGGAAGGAAGATTTCGATGGCGAGATCACGGGAGTCGATTTCTACGGCAGCCGCCGAGGTTGTCGTAAGATCGGCAATCTGGAGTGTTGCGACTTCCAGTGCCCCGCCATCGTCCGGCGCGTTCCGCCATGCCGTGGCTGCTGATCCCTGCTCCAACTGGGGGAGCATGAAGTAGGCGGTGCCTGTGGCGGTGGAGGACGGGTTCACCATCATGCGAACCTGGAAACCACGGGTAGTTGCGGTGGTGGTTACAGCGCCAGATTTACGGGTCCACGCTGTCTCTGCCGCATCGTTGAAGTCGGTAGTGGAACCGCCCGACCCAGACGAACTTTCTTCATAGATACGCCAGCGAACGAGAGCGCCACTGCCACCCAATCCGCTGACTTTGTGATAACCAGAGAACGTCCAACTCTGGCTCGTTCCATTTGCTACACCGATAGGGATGGCCTTGTTCTGGTCAAGTTCAAAAGTGCGAGAGGCCGCAGGAATATAGACACGCATCGCCCACTGCTTGCCGAGTGGGCCAGCGTCCACCGACTCATCGAAGCCGATGGCCTGACCGCCCAGTGTCCCGCCGAACGACCCGTCAGCCCACGACTCAGGCAGCCATGTCTCTACATACACCCCGCCGTTGCCGGTGGCGATGCCGCCCCATTGGGAGGAGTTTTGGTCAGAAGTGATGGAGATGGTTGCCCCTGCGACGACCTGTCCAACATTGACTCCCGCGAGGGTAGAGACCAACGTGTCTGCCGTCTTGAGCACGCCGGGGACGGTGCCACCAGTGTTGTAGATTTTGGCGGTCCAGATTTGTCCCTGCGCTTCAATCTCCAGCCAGTACCAGTTGTTCAGCGTGAGCGCCACGGGCGTCGTCGACTGAACGACGTCCACGCCGGCAATGGCCTTCGTGATGGTGAAGTTACCGTTGTTCTGCTTGACGCTGACCCATATGTTCGCGTCCACACGGAACTTCAACTGGTAGATGCCTGCCGTCGCAATGGCCTTGAACGCCGCGCTGGCCCGACCGTCGCGCCACACGAACGACCCGGCGCACCAGTACGGCTCGCTGTTCGCATTCGTAATAGTCAAGATGTTCGCCGCTACTGAGCACGCAACCCCGCTGGCTGAGACTCCTGCCGTATCCGCAAATGTCTCCGGCATCGCCAGCCCGAACACGGTCCTGCGGGCGAAGTCGGAGTTGAGGACGAGGTTGGGCTGAACTTGAACGCTGGCCTGCTGAATAGTGATAATGCGCGGGGTGATGTTGCTGTTTTGAATGTTGACAGCAGCGCCCGCCACGGACACGTAGGCCAACAGAACGCTCGTAGATGGTAGAGCAGGTGGCTTCTGATTGGGACTTGCCGCTGGCGTCCCGGTCACAACCTGAACGACGCCAGCACTTGTGACATGAACTAGGTCAACGCGCGGGTTAGTTGGGTCTGCCACCGCGATGGCTAGAGAAGCGGTCGCGCCTACGGAGGTGGTTGACCCGGAGTACTGTAGGACGCCAGCCGTTAACTGGACAGTCATATTTGGGGAACCCTGTGCGGATACGGCTAGCCCACTTAGGACGCCGTTTCCTAGGACAGCCTGAATTAGATTGTCAACATCCGCTTCGTATGTGGTCTGACCGTCTGAAACGTACTTAGCCACTTTGCGCTACCTTTATCGTCGGGAGTATGTTCTGGGTTACGGAGAGTGCAGGGGGGCGTAGACCGGAGATGACGTTAAACGTCCCCGGAAGTCCGCAGGTGCTCGTACCCACCTTAGATACGCCCACGACGGAGGCACCGCCTAGGCACCCTGTTGGCACTAGGTAACTACGTTACCGGGGACTACTGACCCCTCGCGGATAGACTCGGACACTATCTCTGCGTTAGACTTGTGCATCCTAGAATGTCCTTGGACGGCCGCCTGAGAGGCAAACCCTCTGGAACAGATGGGGCACTTAAACGGGAGGTCCTTCTCCTCGTACTTCTGGACCCCCGAGGCTCCTAGCGTGGTCGCCAACTTCTCTAGTGCTGCTTCTGCTAGCAGTTTCTCGTCCTCTGAACAGTCGTCAGTATCGAAGATTCCGTTCTGGAAGAAGAACATCTTAAGTCCCCCTCTGTCAGCGAACTCTTCGTCCTTAGTCTTGATATAGAAGGATAGATTTGGATATACCGCTGTAGTGAAAATCACGTTACTCTCCTAGGCTCCTACTGCTGTCGCTTTGATAGACGTTGCCGTACCGAGCACGATAGCCGTGCAGCGGGTACGGAAGTACGCCACGGGGGTTAGAACTCCGGCCGCTTGGAAGATAGGAAGTCCCTTTCCGGGGGCTGCCTGAGTGTGGGTCAAAATCGTGACCCAAGTGACACCATCATTGCTACCCTCAAGAACGACAGTCCACGACGTAGCGGTGCCACCGACTTCGTTTACAGACAGGGAGAATGAGTCGGGAACAGCACTGTAACTTTCCTGTGTTGCCCCGCTCGTCGCCGCTGCGAACGAGTCTGTCGATTTGAAGAATCCAGCCACTAGTATCACCTACATAAAGTTGGCCCCCTATTTATCAGCACCGGGGGCCTAAGTGCTAGCCTATTAAGTTAGGCCAGTCATAACCGCGCTGTGCGCCTGAGCCTTGACTTCGACTGTGTACCAGCCGACAATCTGACCCTTGCGGGCCGTACCAGTACGCCCTAGGTTCTCTAGGGTGAATGGCATCCCCTCGATGACGGCGACGTTGCCCTCTTCGAGAATGAAGATTGTGTCAGTAGGAAGGTGACGGTCAGTGATAACATCTAGCGTACCGAAGTCCGAGATGTACTGAGTCACGCTTCCACCCGCTGCCTCAGAACCACCCATGCGTGGGTAGTACTTCTGCGTAGCGGCGATAAGGCCCGTAATCTTACGACGCTGCTTCGGAGAAGCAACGATAAGAGTTGGAACCCCACCGGCTGCATAGGCCAACTGAATGGAGTCATTCAAGTTAGTCTCAGTCAGAGCACCAGCAACCGCCGTAGCGTTTGTGGTGATGAAGGACAACAGACCGCCGAAGGTGCGGGTGTTGTTGGTAGAGTCAGAGTTGGCCCTACCGTGGATAATACCCTTCTCACTACGGATAGCGAGAACACGAAGCCACTTCTCAACTTCGTAAGAGTACTTGTCCTGAATTCCGTAACCACCAGCCCACATGTCGAGGTCGGATACCTCAATCTTCTCTTGGAAGACCTGCATGTAGTTGGAAGCGACCGTACGGTTAGTCGTTGCGAACTGCTCCGGGTCGGCGCCATCAGTTACGGCGTAACCGATGATGTCGATTGCCACTGCGTTCGCGTGGTTTACGTTGGCCGTCCCAGCGTAAGCCGTGGACACCGTGACCGTTGTGGTCGTCGGAGTCGTGGTAACGCGCATCAACTCCGCTTCAATCTTGAGCACGTAGCCCTTCTTGAAGAGAGTGAAGTCCGTTACCACGATGGTGCCACCGGCAGCCGTGTACATAGCGCCAAGAGCGTCGGTAGACGCTGGTAGCGTGTCTTCTAGCCACTGGTGTAGGATTGCGGGCTGGACAGGAGCCTTCTTAGGAAGGCGCGTGAACAGCGGAGTGTCTGAGGGCGTTGTGATTACCGGCAACATATCAGACAGGTCAATTTTCAGACCAACTGTATCGTTGAAGGTAGTTCTGGCGCCCGTCTGGTTTGCCATGAACTATGTTCCTCTTATTTTTTAAGAGGCCCCTTGCTTATCGAGGCGCTGCTTTTCGGCCATCAGGTTCAACAGGGCTACTGTATCCTTAGACTTCTTAGCATCCTCAATCTGCTTGTCGAGGCTTGGACGGGTATTCGCAGCCCTCTTAGATTTCACCTTTGGCGGCTGTTCTTCGTCGTCTTGTTCCTCTGTGTCGGCGGACTGTACTGTGGAATCCCCCACATTTTCACGGATGAGGTCAATCTGTTTCTTGGACAGAACCTCACCCTTCGCTACCGCAGCGGTCAGGATTTTCTTGACCGTTGGATTCTCTTCTAGAAGGATTGCCTTAAGCATGGCATTCTCAGCCTTGGTCTGCTGGGCCTCTGTGAGTGCAGACGTTTTGGCTCTCTCTTCGAATGCTGCTCTATCCTCTGGGTGTTCCCTTAGCCATCTGTCACGCCATTGGGCGTTAATCTGGCGGGCGGCGTCCATCTCGCTTCTGGCCGCAGTCAACTCGATTCCGAGTTGGTGCTTCTCTTGGTCAATCTGCGCTCTGGAACGTCCTTCCTTGGTGCGGCGTGTCTCTAGGTCACGAATGCGCTCTCGGAGTGAATCTACTGTGTCTTGCGCCTGACTTTCAGCCTCTTTGAGAGTTTCCTCTTCTTGAGGGGTGTCCTGCGGAGTTTCACCATCACCCTGAGCGGCGTTTACCTCTTGGGACATGGTATTTAGTTCGCCTTTCTATCCGTTGATGCGGATAACTATTGCTAGAATTAGCAGGGCGAGGGCGATTGTGCCCGCGCCGAATGCGTAACCTACGATGAAGGTTTTGAGTTCAGGGACGCCTACAAAGACTTCCCTAACCGGCTCTGTCATCCGTTCGACGGCCTCATAGACAGGCTCGGTGATTTTCGTCATAACTCCCGTTGGAGTCTGCCCGAGTTCCTCTGATAGTTTCTCTAGTGCGCTGCGGTCTATGACCGCCCGACCCATAGTCGCCATTACCACTCCACGGGGGCGGCTTTGGCCCCCATCTTCTCCTGAGGTAGATTAGCGCCCTGAGGGCCTAATCCCGGTAGATTACCTTGATAGTCTGTGTTCTGTAAGATGTTCTGTATGCCAATCGGCATAACCTTCTTGACTAGCGGGTTGGTCAACAGGTTCGGGTCTGTAGGGTTAAACTTGTTGCCCGCCATATCCTGTCGGTCTGCCATGTCGGTAAGAAGTGCGGGGCCGGGTGCAAACTTTCCACGGGCAAAGTCCCAGATGAGGTGTGCTCCGCTCGTCTGCCCGTACTTCACGTTAGCGAGGTCCGTGACCTTTCCGTCACGGGCTACCGACTGTCCTTGGATTAACCGAGCCGCTAGACGCACGTCCTGAGAGGCGCCGCCCCATGGGTCGATGGAGATGTATGACTCCTTATCGGCCGCTGCCAACTTGGCCGGGTCAACCTGTCCAGTCCAGTCCCCGCTCGTATCCTTAGGTCCGGAACCTTGCGACTGTTGAGTACGGACACCTAGGAGTTCGGCTATGGAGGCAATCCCGCCGAGGGCGCCACCGACCTTACCGATACGGACTCTTCCGTAGTCGGTGGCTGTGGGGTCGTCTACAGAGGTGACACCGGGGAGCAACTGTAACGCAGTAATGGCTACCTGATTGCCAGCAGTGTACGCCCCCACAGAACGGAGGATTTCCTTGTCCACTGGGTCCAGTCCCGCGATGACCTTACCGATATCTCCACCACTGTTCGCAATAGCGGGTAGAAGGTCCTTAGCCAAACTCCCAGCAGCGCCAATCGTATCTGTCGCAACTTGGAACTTGGATAGGACGTACCGAGGGGAGAAGAACAGACTGTTGAACAAGTTGGCCGCGCCCTGAGCACCCTTAGGGAGCGTTCCTCTACCCGTGGCGTGCTCTAGAAAACTGGCGAGTCTATCCTTCTGGCCTTGGTCGAGAGCAAACTCGGGACCCGCCTTAGCGTACTTCTCGATGATACCGTTACCCACTTCGGATACCATAGAGTTGAGGTAGGTGGAGTACGCTTGGTCGGAGGCGGTGACAACCTTACCCAACACAGGGAACTTCTCGGCAACCGTAGAACCGAACTTCTCGTCCTCTTTGTTAATGTTACCGACATCCCGCCAGAAGGGGTGAAAACCGTTAGCCTCTGAACGCGTCACAAACTCCCCGTTCACCTTCTGAAAGGTGTCTGGGTTCTGCACTACGGCAGAGAGTTCTCTCGCAAAGGACTTGACCGCCTGAACAGGATGTCCTGCGGATAGGATTGCCCCCTGACCGAGCGTTCCGGAGAGGTCCGTTGACGCTTCATAAGCACGGGGGACATTCAGAACGTCGGCCACGCTGTTCATCTTATCATTCAAGGAGCCGCCAGCGATGGAGTCCTTGATGGACGACACAGCGTCCATAATTCGGCCTACCCGACTAGGAGGGGCCGAGTACTTGTCGGCGTTGGTAGCCACGGCCTCTGCCAACTGGTCGTTGGTACGTGCGGTGGCCGCAGAAGTGCCCCCAGAGGCTTCCACAGCCCTCTCAGAGGCCGTAGACTTGCCAGCAGCGATTGCATCGGTCAACGGAGTCTTCCCGCTCACACGGGCCGCTAGGGGGGATTCGGCCACGTTAGCCCCTCCGGCGCCGAATGTCTTAGACACTTCCCCGTCGCCGTTCTTTAACGCATCCGTCGCGGCTGCTTTGACCTGAACGTAGCCGTCCTTTATCTCTTGGTCAGTTAGTCCGACTGTATCCTTCAAGAATGACACGTAGGCGTCGTGAGATGCACTAGCACCTTTGTTTCCGGCAATCAGGAGCGCCTTGTCTACATCAGATTGAAATGTCGGAGCGCCCAGAGAACCGATGTTTGGCCGCGCCCCACTCAAACCCTTTGGTAGGGTCGCATCCAGATTGCGTGCTGCTATGGGCGTGTCTACGATAGGAGCCCGTGCCTTTGAGACAGTCCCCGGAGTAGAGAACGCCTCCCTAGCAGCCTTGTTCTGGCTGGTATCAATTCCGATGGCCTGACGTACTTGGTCAGCCACGTCCCCGCGACCTTTCGCTTCCAGAGAGTTCGCATAGGTCTTAGCAGACCGTAACAGTAGCAACTCGTCGTTGGATGCCGTCTGGTTAGCAGCCTTAGCCGCTAGGCCCTTTAGGTCCGCTATGTCTTTGGATGAAATCAGGTCCGCTATCGGACTGGACTTCCCACCGACAGCATCAGAAATAGTCTTTGGGGTGGCAGTGGTGTTGAACTTGTCTGCTGCGGCCTGCGCTGCGGCCTTAGTGTCGCCTTCGAATCCGTTACCTCGGGCGAACACAGGACCGTCTTTCCCAGATGGGTAGACTACTTGATGAACGTCTGGTGCTAACTCTCTGACTGTCGCGCCACCTGCCTTAGGGACCTCGCTACCAGCGACTATCGCCCCGCCTTGACGGACACCCATAGAATCAGCGAAGTCGCTAGCCATCTTAGGCGCAGCATTACTGATTATGTCTTTGATAGTGCCACCAGCGGCCTTAAGACCGCGCACGCCAGCGCCGACTTCTCCAAGTCCGGCGAGGGCAAGGTTAGAAGGGTCAAGCCCTGCTTCTAACCCCTGCTTCACCGGAACGTCCCATCCTGCGATGTTTGGGTTTTTCGTCTCTCCCCAGACCTTCTGGCCTGCTGCCCACTGGGCTTGGTCAATCGGAACCCCGTTAGCCATCTGTCGTTGAACTTCGGCGTTGTACGAGTCTCTGTGGGTAGGGTCAAGGGCTGCAATCTGTCCCAAACCGCCGCGAGTCAGTTGGCTAGACTTGTCCAGCACGTTACCGACTGCCCCAGCCGCAGCACCGGCGGCAACGTCAATAGCGTTCTGTTGATGTGGTGGTCCGCTGTACGCTGCCGTTATATCGGGTCTGTCGTACGAAGGACGTGCCGGTTGGTAGGGCTGCGGATTGGCGAACTGTTTGAACCAGTCGAGGTAGCCTTGGACATTAGAGTTGCCCTGCGCTGTGTTGGTTAGAGGTAGGTCAGAAGGCGGCGCCGCACCTTCCGACGGAGCAGACTGATATGCGGGAGCGGTTGCCTGTACGTCCGCGCTACCAGAAGAGTACTGGTATCCCTGACTTACTGGCGGTGGAGGGCTACCAACTCCGGGGTCGAGTGAGTTTTGCCCTGAGTCTGGTGGAGGTGCGACAATGCCGTTTCCACCGGGGTCGAAACTAGTGTCCACGCTTAGTATCCATGCGTAATTCCGGTCATATCTCCTGCGTAACCACCGTATCCTTGTTGTGGGTCAACGGCAGCCTGAGGGTCTGATGGCGGCTGCCACATACCGTTGTCGTTCTGAGTTATAGAGTTGCTTCCGGGTGTACCGTAATTGGACATGTCAGGAGCAAAGGCGGACATATCAGGTGCGAAAGACGGTGCTGGCGGTAGGTCCATCGGAGTCGGTGTGTTATCGAAAGTTATTGGCGTTGGAGAGTTTAGGAAACTCTCTGCGCTAGCGAATGGGTCAGAAGAGTCGAACAACTGATGGCGTTGGTCGGATGCTATGCCGCCACTACCCGCTGGCGCGCTAGATTCCTGCGGCGGCGTCTGCTGAGAACCCTCGTAAGACTGGAACTCGTTCGTTGGAGGGGCCATACCGGCGTACGGGTCTTGAAGGTCAGCCTGCGGTTTGTCGCCCAGCCCGCCTCCGGAAGACGAATCGAGAGATAGTCCAGCCGGAGCGGTTGGGAACTGCTCACCCGGAGCGGCGCGTAGTTCGTTGGTAGGTATAGCGTTGACTTGGCTGTTATACCACAACTGTTGTGGGGTAGCCTCTCCGTTGGCCCCGGACTGCAATTCGGATTTGTTTAGGGAAGCATCTTGACCGAACTGACCTCTAGTTAACTGGTCAAACAGGTCCATCCCTTGAGTGACGTTCGTCGCTGCGTCAGCGTTACCGACGACACTGTTCGTCATTGAGTCGTAGTGGGCAGTGCGACTAGTTAAGCCCTGTAGTTGGTCCCATGTGGCCTGAGAGATTGGTCCGCCCAACTGTGCACCAGCAGAGTTCTTGTCGGTGCTACCCTCTAGAATACCTAGCCACGTACTGAACCCTTTAGTACCACCAGCAGCAGTGTACTTACCAAACATCTCATGCAGTGTGCCAGTCTCATCTGCGTTGTATGGAACCGGCTTCATCAGAAGTTGAATGGCCTTCTGGGATGCCGAGTTGGCTTGGTCCGCCTGCGCGGAAACGGCCTGTTGAGTGTTAAAGTTACGCATCCTAGGGATAGCGTACTTTAGGTCCGTAGCGTGGTTAACGAGTGCTTCCGCTCTCTGCGCTGCCGTAGGTAGCGCTGCCACAGACGCGTTGAACGCTGCTATGCCTTGAGGGCTAATGTCCAGACCGCCGAGCATCGCTTTGTCAACTGCATCTCGTATGACAGTCCCCGCCTGAGAGGCAGTAAGTGCCTCGGTTCGCGCAGTGCGCGATGCTCCGGCAGACGTGTTAGGGTCGCTCGCTATAGCCTCGCTCATCTGCTGTACTAGCCCGCTGGCTATATCGACAGCCTGCAACTGTTGGTCTGATACCGTCCCGCCAGCAGAGAGTGTGTCCTTAATGGACGCCTGCGCTTTCTCAAGAGCAGTACGGGCATCGTTCAGTTCACCTGTCTTAGACTGAGCGCCAGAAGCCGCAGCCCTTGAAGCAGATGCCGTCGCACGGGTGTACATGCCATCTACCATCGTCTGTAGATGGGCTACTTCGGACGCAGTTATGTTGGGGTCGTGAGCAATGTCCTGCAACTTCTGGACGGCATCAGCCGTACTCAACTTGCCGGAACGGCTATCAGCCTCGATGGATAGCGCCTTCTGCGCCCTCTCCGACTGCTGCTGAACCGTGATGCGAGACGAGATGTCGGTTATCTGCTTCGCAATCGTCGTCTGAATCGCCGGGTCCGTGGTACGAGCCAACTTCATGCTCAAGTAGTCGCGGTACCCTGTGGCCGACTGAACTGACGGGTCAGTAACGTACTTAGTGAACGCCGCCACATCGTTCTTGTTCTCGTCGCGGGCTGTAATCTGTTGGGAGATAGTTGCTAGATTTGAGGCGTAGTTACGAGCCGCAGTGGACCCCGGAGCAGCGGCGTTTAATCTGTCTTGAACGTGACTCTGGAACTGCTCAAGAGTAGCGGTTCCAGCCTTAATCTTGTCCGCCCACCCTAACTCATCGGACTTCTGATTAGCGGCGTCTAGTAGTCCCTTCCACTTAGCGTACTCTGGGTCGTTCTGAGATAGACCTTTGAGTTTAGCCTGAGCGTAGGGAATAATAACTTCTGGGTTTTGTCCCGTAGCCAAATCTGTGAGTTTGGAGTTATCCTGTATCTCAGTGAGTTGGTTGTTTAAGAAGGCAATCTGTTTTACATATGGGTCGTTGGCCCTCGCTAAAGCGTCTATGGACGACTGGTTGCGTGCGTTGGCTCCCGCTGCCGCTAGAGCAGGGTCGCCCACGGTAGACGCAGGAGTTCCGCTAAAAACTCTCAGCGGAGAACTAGATGTAGAAAACCTGTTTCTAACTGTCGCCATTTAACTTAAGTTCGTCAATCCGCCGCCTGCGGTCGCTACGGCGTCTAGAGGTGGGGCTACTAATGTTGGGTCTAGGGTTGGGTCCGTGAAGGCGGAATCAAAGATAGTTGTGTCGAGTGGAGAGTAGTCTGCGTAACCCCCGGCAGCGATGCTCGATGGCGTGCTGTAGAACAAGGGGGCGACATCATTGACCGTGGTCGGAGCCGGAGCAGCGAATGGTCCGGTCGATGGAAGGGGCCCGCTACCCGTCCCCGGTGCTGGACCCCACTCGGTCGTCGGAGACGCAGTGGACGACGTGGGGTCGGTTGGTGCAGAGGGTCCTGTAGGCCCAACCGCGCCAGTAGGTCCGGTAGGTGCTGGCTCTGGTGGCGGAGCAGTGACCGCTCCGGTTAGGCTGCTGGTATTCTGGTCAGGTAGCCCGAATACCCCTGTGGACGGACCTTGCGGCGCTAGTGAGCCCTGCTGTATCGTAGGGTCGGTCGGGCTGCTTCCAGTACCGGGGTCTAGTGTCGCCCCGTTTGGCGCGCCTGCTGCCCCTCTGTCCGGAACGGTGCCACTGTCCTGCACTGTCGCTGACGCGTTGGAGGCGGCGCCGGAGTCCACTGTTGCGGAGTTGTCCAATACGACCTGTCCACTCTGCTCGGCTGCGATAAGACGGTCTAGCATTGGACGCAGTTCTGGAATATTAGCCATCCTCTGAATTTCGTCAGGGGTAAACGTAAGAGGCTGTTGGTTATTACCACCTTGAGGACCGCTCGGACTAGCCTGCTGACCATTAGGACCGATTGTCAAAGAGGGGTCTAGGGTGATGTGGTTAGGGTTCAACGGGACGTTTGGGATACCGGGGTCGAACGGTGGCCCGCCGCCAGTTCCGGGGTCTAGGACAGGCGCGTTAGAAGTAAGCGGACGCGCATAGTCAGAGACACTCCGTGCGCGCGACATCGGTGTATCAAACCTAAGCGGTGAGCCGGTACGCCTTTGGTTGAACTTGGTCTTTAAAGTATAGCCTGCCATATTACCTCATCGGCTGTTGCGGCTGCCCCGGTGGTACCGGAGGTAGATTTGGTGCTACCGGCTGACCGGGCACTGCGGCCGGTGGTAGCATCGGAGCCTGTCCTGCGGGAGTTGAGTTAGACGCCTGACCTAGTTTTGGCGTCTGTGCTGCCAAGTTGGTGCGCTGCGTGTTCTGCAGTTGAGCGAGCATCTGCTGCAACTCTTGTGGGTTTGTAGGCATCTGCCCTATAGGTGGCTGCTGCGTCTGACTAGCAACCTGACTTAGGCTAGTTGGCGCCCCCTGCTGCTGACCAATCAATCCAAGGCGTGCTTCCTCGGACTGTTGCGCCTCGGGGGTCATCTTGCCGGTTAAGGTTAGACGGGTAGTAGTATTCTTCATACCAGACGACATAGCCATCATACGGAGCGATGTCTCTGCCTGAACAGTCGCGCTCACCCTGTCTGGGTGCATGATGATGTCTTGACGTTCCTTGCGAATCTTCTCTATCTCATCGAGCGCGCTCTGAGAACCGGTGCGCTTCATAACGCTCTCGTCGGAGAGCCACCCGCCACGACCTAGGTTCATCGCCAGTTCGGCGGTCTTAATCGCGTCGCGTGGAGTAACGTCCGGCCAAATCCAGTCAACCCGGTTGAATCCCACGAATAGGGGGGCCAACTTGTAAGTGACGTTCTTATCCGACTTGTCGTCGTACGCCTTGTGCTTTCCGTACTTGATAAGCAACGGAACCCAGATATCAGTGAATAGAGACTGCCATGCCCACTGTATAGGGGTACGAATTACCTCTAGACGGGAGATGGAGGCGTGAAGCATGTTCTGCATGGCTTCTCCCGAAGTCTGGGAACCGGGTGGGAGAGAACCCATGATAAGACGAGACAGACCTGAGGAAGTCAGAATCATCGTCTCGGCTCTACCAAGCCATGCGTCGAACGCTGCTGGGTTTATCTGTTCAACGATAGGGATGAGGTCTTGGTTTAGACCCATCGGTATCGTGTTGGAGTATTCTGCGAAACGCGGGGCGTTTAGAGCCGTGAAGCCCTTGGCCTTGTACTTCGGGTAGACCAAGCGCATCAGCATGTCCGATAGGGCGCTGAACCGCTCGTTGTACTCGGTGTTGATGCCTACAACATCGTCCAGCACTCCCGCGCCCCTGTGCGGGGCCTCTCCGGGGGTCTGGAACTTCGTAGCCCAACGAACAGGGATATCAGGGTACTTGGTGTCGTCCTCGCGGTAAAGAACGGCTGGCTGGCCGTCTTGTGTGCCGTCGTAGGCAATCTCGGCGTACCCGATGTGCTCCTTACCACGTTTGTTGGTCTTCCTCGTCTCTTCGCGCCAGCGCCACCAGACCTTGAGAATCTGAGTAGAGCCAACTTGGAAGAACTCCTGCGAACGTCCATCCGGTCGCATGGAGAGGTCAATCATGCTCGCTTGGAAGTGAGTGTCGGGGTAAAGACGCTGTGCAGCGTCTATCGGCATACGCTCAGTTAGGATGCACGACTCTAGGGCCTCGTCTCCACGCCCATAGCGGTCGCTCCCCCACTGGGGAAGAACGTCACCCGGCCAAGAGATAGCCTGCGTGTGTAGCCGTCTATCCTCGGTGTCTATCCAACTGTACACGTATCCGATTCCGAATAGAACCACAGACGTGCAGAAGTCTAGGAAGTGCATCGGGATGCGCTGAGAGTACAGTTCCGAACGGATAATCTTCTCTTGCGCGTCCGCTAGGAACCGCTGAACTGGGTCCTCCACGTCAATCGGAGGAATGTCGATATCGAAGGGTAGGGGCTTTTGCCCTGCTAGAAGGGACCCGTAGACCTCGATGATTGGACGACACCAGTTGTAAATTTCAACAGAGAGTCCTTCCGAAAAATACAACTTCGGCAACGGGTTTCCGAAGGAGTCCTGCCAGTGGTCAACGAGGGTTCTCGGGTGAAAGAACCGTAGCAAGCGCATCCAGCGTCCAATATCTGGGAGCATTTGGGTACGGTAATACATGTACCGTAACTTCCACTCCATAGCGAAGCGGTTGTTATCGAGTTCATCAAAATCCTCTAATGTACCGTCCCAATCGGTATCGGGGGTGCCTGTGTTAGGGCTGTTAATCGCCACTGATGGACTTTGCTTCCTTTAACATATGTTCTCTCGCGTCGTGTTGAGCCACTAGGGCCTCCCACTTTCGCGTGAGAGGGGACTTGTTTGAGTTTACTGATGGACCGAAGGTCATACCTTGACCGGCGTATATTTGTTGCATGTCATTGAACTGAAACGCCTGCTGGTCCGTGGTCAAGTAGTCTTTTGCTACCCAAGCACAGTACACTTGTGCCATGAGACGGTCGGTTCTCTTTCCGCCATCTTTGAGTTTGTAGGATAGGAGTTGAGCCTTGAGTCCGGGGATGTTTGGACAAGACCACAGTTTGTTGTTTAGGAAATGCCTAAAGTTGGCTAGTGCGTCGGCTTTTTGCTGCGAGGTGCCGCCCTTTTGGGTTTGACCGCCGAACTTGACCGGGACGTACCACCCTTGGGCTGCGACCGTTTGGTGTTCGAATTCCACTCCGAGAGGACCCTGCGCGTCGAAGCCGACTTGGCAGGAGAACTCTTGGATGAGGATTTCGCAGAACGCGATGACGGTACCAACTGGTGTACCCCTCGGAAAAACCTTTTCCAGAATGACAAGGTGGGGAACTTCTGTGATGTCCCAGAGGGTGACGACTGAGAAGTCAGCCGTGGACCCTTCTGATACAGCAATATCAACCCCGGCACAGTAGGTTCGGCCTTTTTGGGGTTTGCCCCCGTACTCTGCGATGTTCGACGGCTCTTTGCCGTCTTGGAAGCATTCATTCACTCTCTCCGATATGAAGTATGCGTCTGGGGGTTCTACGAACTGTCCAGCAAGCACCTGCTCGCGTACGCGTTCGTCTAGGTTACGGCGAATCTTCTCTACCTGCTCGCCAGATAGGTAGACGTTCTCTCTGATGTGCCCAGTACGTGCCCACCAGTCGGGGTCGCCCTGTTGCCCGCGCTTTAGGAATTCTAGAAGTTCGTAGGAGTCCATTAGGGGCGTAGAACCGAGCAGAATCTTCATGTTTGGGGCACGAACACCACGGGCGAGCATGACCTCGTTGACTATATAGTCCAAGTGGTCCTCTAGACGGGCCTCATCGTAGATGATGAGGTTGGTAGCCCAGCCTTCGATGCTGGACGCCTTACCCTCGGCTGATTCGAAGCGAATCGTCGCCTTATTGTGGGTCCAGCGGAACGCTAAATGATTATCCGGTCGCGTGGTGAACGGCACCAGACGAGACTTAAGAAGAAACTTGTGGTCCTCGCCGTCCCAGTGTTGCCCCGCATGACGGTCATTACGAATGGCCTCTATCTCTTGGTGAATAAGGAGCGCGTGCTTCATCTCCGGGCCAAGGGCTACAGCAAGGTAGTTCTTCCAGTAGTAGGGCGCCCACGCCTCAGTGTATGTGGCCCAGAGAAGCAGGAGAGCGTAGAATAGAGTCTTCCCCCATCCGTTCGCAGCCGCTAGGACCCCGAAGTCCTTTTCGTTCATCAAGTTGAGAACGTCAATCTGACCGGGGTGGGCGCGAACTCCTACAAGGTACTCGCAGAAGTGGGGGAAGTTTCCAACGGAGAGTTGAGAGTGGTACAGGAGCAACTTGTCGGCTTCTGTCAGCCTACTAACTGCTCGGGAGGCTACTAAGTCCTTACTGTACTCTCGGGGCGCTTCGTTCCTTAATCTTGCCAAGTTGAGCCAATATGTCGTCTGCCTCTCCGCGCTTATCGGCCCCCTCTTCGGCCTTCATAGCCTGAACAATGAAGGGGATGAGGTCACGCGCTTTAACCTCGTCGGGAGAGTTCTGGAGTTTGCTGTATAAAACACGAATGGCGAGGTCCCGTACATCCTGTAAGGGAGGTACGTCCTCGCCAATCTCTATGGGATTCTTGCGTGGCCGTCCACGGGCGCGTGGAGAAAGGCCGAGGCAACCGAGGGAGTGCCTTGAAAGGGCGTACCGCTCGATTGGAGACTCATTGTGCTCGATGAGGTACGTTCGGATTGTTCCGTACGTCCCGCTCGGGCTCTTGAGTAAGTCGTTAATGTCCTCAATTAGTGGATGACTGTCTAACGGACAGGTCTTAGCGGCCACGGGCCGCTGCGTTCTTAGGGAACGCTGAACTTGAGGCCGGATTACGAGTGGTCTTGGAGCCGCCTGCTCCGTATGACTTACCATCACCCGCATAGTCGGAACCGACTGCTACTTTAGGATGACGACCGGGACTTAACTGCTTCGCTCCGGTGTTCTTGCTGCTAGAAGGGAAGTTCGAAGGGTTGGGTAGGCTACGCGCTTTGGTTGGAGCGGCCTTGCCACCCGTCTTGCCCCCGGTCATCCCATTGCGGGAGCCCTTCGACGTGACTTGCTGGACGCCGGGGTTTTTACTAGCCCCCTGTGTTTTGATTCCTAGTGCCAACGGTGTTTCCTCTCAATAGGGCGGTTGCGTAGTTGTCACAACCGCGCTCGTTTGTTGGTAGTCCACGAAGATGCTGGACGTGGTGTCCTAGTTCATGGGCAAAAGTGAACAAATCGACATTGAACTTCTTAGTTCGGTCTTTAAAGTCGAACTTTCGACAGGGAGAAGAATCCACCCATACACGAATACGGTTCTCGATGCCCAAGTAGTCGCCAATGGTAGCCTTGCCTTTACCGATTCCGAAGATGCGTTGGGATTCCGCTGGCGGATTGTATCCTACCCCGTAGCCGTACACCAAGAGGGTGCCGTCGAAGCCCGCCTTCTTTGCTAGGAGGCGCCAGAGGCGCTCACCACCGGGTAATCTCTCAGAGCAATGTCTAACGATTTTCATAGCACGTACAACTTTCACAGTGTCTCTGTTCTCTTGCACGTTGCCCGGATGGTTGCTGGATAACCCAAAGTTCCAAGTTATCCGGCCTGTTGTCCGTTCTGTCTCCGTTCTTGTGGTGAACAGTCTCGCCGGGTTGGAGTGGCCTTCCAAGTATCTGTTCCATCACAAGGCGGTGTTCCGGAATGTACTTTCCGGGGGCTACCCAGACTCGCCTGTAGCCCTTGTATCCTTTGTCCTGAACCCCTCCTTTCCATTTCGGATTGTTAGACCCAACTTGGTAGGACACGGAGCAGGACTCGGTACAAAACTGCTGGCCCCTATTCCACGGTCGGAACTTGGCGTCGCAGTTAGTACACTCTTTATATGCCCTCATTCGGACACTCATAGAATGTTACCTCTTGTAGTTTACTGTTGCAGCGAGGGGAGATGAGCCCCTTTACGATGGCTTATGAGGCCACGTCAGTTACCGAACTTCGCTGCGGTGCCCCTTACAGGATTCGGACCTGTACTGAGAAGGTTTTAAATCTTCCGCCTCTGCCGTTGGGCTAAAAGGGCTAGTGCCGCGTATTTACCACGGCCCTGTTGGGTTCCCGCTCGCGCAAGGACCCCACGGTACCTTCCGAGGGATTCGGACCCTCACTATACAGGTTTTGAATCTGTTGCCTCGACCGTTGGGCTAGGAAGGCTCAGTAAGCCATATGGGATTCGGACCCATGACACGCGGGTTAAAAGTCCGCTGTTCTTACCGCTGAACTAATGGCCTGCGACCCATAGGGGACTCGGACCCCTTTTCTCCTGACTGACAATCAGGCATCTTAACCCGCTGACTCATGGGCCGTGCTGCACGTACGGAGGGAATCGGACCCTCAATAAGAGATTTGGAGTTTCCTGTGTTACCGTTACACTACGCACGCTGTAAGCGAGATGGGATTCGAACCCACGTCCACGGAGGTTAAGAGTCTCCTGCACAACCGCTGTGCGACTCGCCTGAGGCATCTGGGGGAATCGGACCCCCGACTTCTGCTTTGCAGGCAGAGGTCTTACCACTTGACGAAGATGCCGTAACTGTAGCCCACAAGGGATTCGAACCCTTAAAATCGCGCTTCTAAGGCGCGCACGTCTGCCAATTGCGTCAATGGGCCAAGTAGTGGCTGCCTATCCGTCTAGAAACTTTGGCACTTCTCGTCCGGACCTCATGAGGGCCACTGGAACCACTGTATCTGCCTCAGGAATCGAACCTGATACGCTCGGGGCTTCACGCCGACGTTCTACCACTGAACTAGACAGATGCGGAGCCGAGTGAGAGGGTCGAACTCTCCGGTGGGACGCTACAAGTGTCCTGCACCACCATCGGTGCTTACCCGGCGTTTATGAGTGCGCTCGCGGTGGCAATTGGAACATACCACGTCGCATTTGTCAATCTCTCTACGTATCTTGTCTAAGTTCCAACTCATCATCTTTGATACAGACGTAAGTTTGTTGCCTCGGTGGTCGAAATCCATGATGTACGGAGGGTATTTCGTACCACAGTCAGAACATGGAATGGACTTCGCCTCATCGGTGAGGGCACGCCTCTCAGCGTATCGAACCCTCTGGTACTTATCGTGAGTCTGCTTATACTCAAGTGGGTATATTGCTTTACTCCTGTACTCTACGGCGGTACTGACCCGCCTTCATCTGCTTGAAAGGCAGACGGCTTACCTTTGGCCTAGTAGAGCGGTAGCCCTGATACACACACCAGCCTCAGGGTAGGCTTTATCGAATTATCAGGTCGTTTAGTGTGCTTGTACTCTACGTGGGACTCGGACCCACTATCTCTTCCTTGAGAGGGAAGTGCCTCAAACCGTTTGGCCTGTAGAGCAATTGGGGGTTATCAGTCCCCCGCGCTATCTACTTGACGGCATCATCGGTTTCCCGATTTAACCATTAGCCGTCTTTTGCTTCACGCTGTTATAGCGGGAGGGGTCGAACCTCCGATGACGAGTTTCAAAGACTCGCGCCCACACCGACACAGGCTACGCTACAGTTAGCGGGGAAGGGGTCGGACCTTCGTATCACAGGTTCAGAGCCTATTGCCTTACCACTTGGCTACCCGCCAGTATTCTCGCGGGGAATCGGACCCCGACATTGTGCGTATCAGGCACATGCGCTAACCGTTACGCTACGAGAACGGTGGACCATCAGAGAATCGGACTCTGACCTCCGCATTGCAAGTGCGGCGTGCTCCCATTAGCACTAAAAGCCCATGGCCGCAGAACGACTGCGACTGTCATCCCGCAGGGAATCGAACCCTGTCACTGGTGTATATAAGACACCTGCGCTAACCGTTACGCTACGGGACTGTCAGTGTGGCAGGATTCGAACCTGCGATATCATAGCCCCAAACTACGCGCCTTGAACCAAACTAGGCCACACACTGATGCTGGGTGATGGGCGGGAGTCGCACCCGCTTAGTCGGATTCACAGTCCGAAGCCGCAACTACTTTGGCTTCCATCACAGAACCCCCGACAGGAATCGAACCCGCGTTTCGTCGTTCGTAGCGACGTGTTAAATCCACTCAACTACGGGGGCATACGGTGGGCTACCGGGGAATCGGACCCCGCTGAACCATTTTGTAGGAATGGCGTCTAACGACCAGCAGACTCGTAGCCTGAGGAAAGTAGAGGATTCGAACCCCTGTGGCAGCCTTTACGCCACCTATCCGTTTTCTAGACGGAGGCCCTAGACCAGACTAGGCGAACTTTCCATGAGGGTTCGGATAAAGCATGAACCGACAAACTGCTGGCCCGCGTATCGGGGCTGCCAAGCCAGCCGCCCTGAGGCGGGGCTGCTCCGGGTCAAGGATTCGGACCTTGACATTCCCTCGTTAACAGCGAGTTGGGATACCATTCCCCTGTTCAACCCGGAGTACTGCTAGTAGTGCGCCACCTGAACCCCCGGCGGGAGTCGAACCCGCCTTGTTACTCTTTAGGAGAGAGTCGGTC